ATGGCGACCTTTCAAAAACGCAATGGTAGAGTGACAGCTACCGTTAGAATTAAGCCGCATCCGGCTAAATCAAAAACATTTGATACTTTGCGCGATGCAAAGAAGTGGGCGCAAGAAACAGAAGTAAGATTAAAGAATGAAAAGTTAGAGATTTTCGACCATATTATATTTAAAGATGCCTTAATTGAGTACCGTGATACTGTCTCTATTAATAAACGTGGCTATGAAAAAGAACGAAGAAAAATAAACTTTTTATTAAAAGCCATGTATGTAGATCAGCCGCTCATTCAAGTTAATAAAGACTTCTTAACAGAATGGCGTGAGCAAAGGCTTTTAAATGTTAAAGGTGCCACGATTAGGCGTGAGTTTATTTTGCTGTCAGCTTTTTTTACTTGGTGCATTGAGGTCAAGCGATGGCTATCAGTGAACCCTCTACGTGAAATTAAGTTCCCTTCAGAATCACCGCATCGAGAACGTGTAATTAGTGATGAAGAAATAGAAATTTTATTACCTTTCTTATCTACTGAGATGCGCTATATCTTTTTAATCGCTTTACAAACTGGAATGAGACTTTCAGAAATTTGCAATCTGAAATGGGAAAAAATTAGATTGAGTAAAAACTATTTAATTTTAGACCTTACAAAAAATGGTCGTGCAAGGGAAGTGCCTTTAAGCTCCCAAGCGGTTGAGATCTTTAAATCCATCGGCCCAAAAAAGCAAGGGTATGTATTTAGCATAACTAGCGATGATGCAACCGATGAATTTCGTGATGCTAAGTTAGAAGCGGGTTTAGAAGGTTTTACTTTCCATGATAGCCGCCATACTGCAGCAACTAAAATTGCTTTAAAAATCCCGCTGCTTGATCTGTGTAAAATGTTTGGGTGGAGTAATCCGCGGCGTGCGATGATTTACTACAATCCCACATCTAGTGAGATTGCAGCGCGGCTTTCACAGCCGTAAGCGAATAACGGCCTTTAATATCTTTGAATCTATGCTCTTTGGCTAACTTCTTAAATGAATGGTAGGATAAGCCCGGTATACGTTCACATAATTGCGTAATGTTAAGCAGCTCATCGCCTTGGGCTGCTAAAACTTTAGTTACTGCATTCTCACATGCCTTTTCGATGACCTGAGCCAATTCGGATGCAGGCATAGAAACAAATTTAACCTCTGTCATAAATCCTCCATACTTTCCAAAAAAACATTCCCATGATCTAAATGCGCTTTAATTTCAGGTGTAGCCTCAAACTCACTTCTCAGCTTATTCATATCTAACATTAGCCTTCTCCTCAAACTCTTAATGGCATCAACAGGCCGTGTACGCCGTCCACAAATTCCACATAAGTTGAAGTAGTGGCACCAGATGGATAAAAGAGAGGGAATCGGCAATTAAGAATTTTGGAGCATTTCATAAAGTTGCTCACATATTCTAAATTCCACTGTACAAACTCTTTAGGGGGTTCGGTCGGTTTAGGAATATCAACACGGCTTATATCTGGAAACTTACCCTCAATTGGACGAAAGAATTCAAACATCCCATTTTCGTAATCCAATAACCAAAACTCATCATCAATCTGACTCAAAGTGATAGTTTTTACTTTTGGGTTATTACCCACTTTTTTAATGAAAGACTTAACAATCTCGATAGGTATGATCACCTCTATATCTTGAACCTCTGGAGCATCACAGATCAGGGCACAGTGACCATTTGTGGCAGCCATCATTCCATCTTTAACCAACACGCCCATTAAGTAGAACCTTACTTCACGCTGTGCAGCAAAAAGGCTTGTTGCTTGAAGATGCCTATAAGTTAGGGTTACTTGCCTCTTAAAATTCATGGTTGCACCTCTTTGTTGTTTGCAAATACGGTTGCGAATGTGGTTCCAGCAATTTCTGGCAATACGTCTTTAGCTTCTTCAAATGCATGCGCCTTTGCTGCTGCTTCTGAATCTAGTGTCATGGAGTCGTTATACGTCTTCCATTCCTCTTTAGATCGGCGATCCAAGAATCTACCTAGCAAGTGAAGAATCTGTTTAGTTGCATTATTGGTTTTCTTATAGCGAGCATCTGTTTCTATAAGGTCTATAGCTCCAGCTCTAGCCAACTTTAAAAGCTCATCATATGGCAAGCTTTCAAAATCAATTCCAAGTATTTGATCTGCTTTCTTTAGTTCAACATCCTTACTTGGATTGATTAATCTTTGTTTCACATCTTGCGGGCTGATCTTGTGTGCAAGCCCGTTTCGTCTAAAGCGAATTACATTACTCATGATCACGCCTTTAAATGATTTTCAAATTCTTTATAAAGTTGGGTAGCTGCTTTATTCATTTTCCCGTCATACATGATGTGTACGTTTCTAGGAAAAAGTTTGCTGACCGTGGCGCAATAAAACTCCATGCGCCCACAAGGTCTAACAATCCCGCGATACCCAATCTTTGTAAGCCATAATAAAAACGCCTTAAAAAGAACCTCCCTAGAGAGGTCGGCGTAATTAACGCCGTCCGTCATTCTTAAAACCTTCCGTAAGTGTTTTAGAGATGGCCGCATTCGCTGGAGCTAAATGATTTGTGTTGATTACTTGCGTCTCTGGGACAACCTCTAGGTGTGTAATATTATTTTTCAACTCATCAAGTTGGTATTGACCACCAGTTAATTGAGCAAGCTCACCGTTGTGATAATCCTGAGATAAATCTGCTTGAGTTTTGGCAATATCAATCAAGCGAAAGGTTTTATCAAAGGCAAACTTACTTAAGTTGTGATCCTTTAGTTTTTCAACAAGACTTAGCTCAATTGCGGACAGTAGGGCATTGATATCACCCATATCATTCTTAGCTTCACTACGAGCTGCAATAAGGTCATCCACAGTCACGCTTTTGTTTTCTGGAAAAAGTTGTGAACTAGTACGCATGATTATTCCCCTTTATTTTTAAGTGAAGCTAAGCGCTCTTTGTGAGCATCGATTAGAGCTTGATAGCAATCACTAGTACGGCCATCTAAAGCCATTAAATCTTCAGTGGACACAACGCCTGAGCGAATCTCAACTTTGCGACCAGGATATGTTTTGGAAAAATACTGTTTTGCACTAATGGCATCTAACAAATCAATAAACCACTCTGATGACATAGAGATGCCTTGGTCAGACTCATCTAATGCTGTAGCCATGTAATAGTGACAAGCACTTTCAGTGTTTTGAGTTTCTTGCCAAAGCAATGTTTCATCATAATTTGGTACAAGTTTTACCAACTCTTCATGAGACATTTTCTGAACTTGAAGATTTATTAGTCGGTACTCATGAAAATTGAGCCAAACTCGCTCCCACATTGGCGCCTCTTCGTCTTCAAAATTTAAAGCATAGGTGGCAAAAGCGCCTGCAGTAATGTAGTAATCCACTTCTGGATTTGAGCTTTTTAAGCTTTCTAGCTTTCTTTCTGCTTGATCAAGATGAAAGAACGGACGGTTAATAATTCCAAATGGGTAAATTTCTTTACCAGTAATTTGAATTGAAAGGTAATGGCATAAGCTTTCATCTGCCATCCATGCATCAAGCTGAGAAAGTAGTTTTTCAGCAGGCTTGTTTTTATTAGTAGAACGGAGATGCGAATTAGCGCCGACTTGTTGACTAATATCTGTGATTTGGTTCATAATGTGACCACCAAAAAGTTAGTTGTCCCGATCCTCGACCAAAATTTTCAGGACAATAATTTATCTTAAAAGACCAGAGCATTGACTCTGGTTTTTGTGTTTATAAAATGAATCAATCATTTTGTGTAATTTAAGATAAATCATTTTGTTTGAAGCAGTCAAGATAATTTTAAATCATTTTGATTAATTATTATTTTTAAATAAAAAAAGCCCGCATTTACTCATGCGGGCTTTTTTGTTTTAATTTTTCTTAATCTAGGTAGATATTCTGCATTGCAACTACAGGATATTCAATAACATGTTTGCTTGGTGGAACGATGTCTGTAACAGCAACTATGGCGCTAACATCCTCCATATCAATAGTCATTCTTGCCTCACCATTTACCGCCAATAGGTGAAGAACGTTATTAACAATTCCAATAAATTCTTTAATGGTGCGCCTACCATCAACTAATTGGACTTCAACAAATTCGGTAGGAGTTGGCTCTGCATCTGGATCGCAAACTACGTACCAACCATTGCGAATCGCAGGATACATTGAATCACCTGTACCCTTTACGGCATAAGCATTTGGTCCCGCCGTTAAAGATGGAACATAACCATCACCACCATTACCTAAATAACCCATCTCGGTGTAATAGCCGTCCATCCCCATCTTTGAATAAGACTTAACAGGAACCCAACCTCCACGCCTAGTAGCTGTAGGGATTGGTTCGCTTCTAACGCCTTCAATAACTGGCGAACCCTTTCCAGTAAGAATCCAGCCGAGATCAATATTAAATTTATTGGATACTTTGAAAGCACCAGTTTTTGAAATACCTCGGCGCTCCCAATTGTAAACAATTTGAGGAGTCTCATCTAAGGCGTAAGCCAAATCGGCCCCAGTGATTTTTGTGACTTGGTAGACGCGTTCCATTGTTGGGTGAATTTGCTTCTTTTCCATGACTCTCTCGGCAAGGCTTAGAATTAATTGCTGCAAATAATAACACATTTTGTGTAAATCAAAATGATTGAATGATTTTTTTGTTTGTGTATACTGAATCAATCAAAATGATTTATTTCGAGGTACTAATGAGTAGTATCCAAAAAGATGCCGAGCTTATCGACAAGCACGGAGGTGCTACTGCACTGGCTCAAACTTTGGGCTACAACGTTCAGCGCGTTCAAAACTGGAAAATTAGAGGTATTCCCGCTAAGGAAAGATTTAAACACCCTGAACTACTCTTAGTCGATTTTATTCCAACACCAAAGAAATAAAAACCGCCATCTGCGGGAACAGATAGCGGTTTGAATATCGTATTTGGAGCAAACCAAAATGAATGAACAAATCTTAGCACAAAATTCAGACTGTGCAAGCCCATATGATGATGAGGATCAAGTCCTTACTCAATGGCAAATTGACCATGATGCTTATGTTGAAACGATTGATGCTTATAGAAAAGCACATAAGGATCTTGAAAAAGCTTTGGGAATTAAGAAGGACTTTGACAAAACTTCTCATAGCGCAAAGGAAATCATTGAAGACTTGCGAAAGAACGGACACTTGTACGCACTAATTAACCGCTTTGAAGATGCCGTAATCAACCGTCTAAGAGCAAAGGATAAGTTGTAATGCATTACTACGAGCGAAATATAGGCGACTATTACCGCAAGGCTGGAAGATTAAATATCTTGCAGCATGGGGTTTATAACTTGCTCATGGATGCCTGTTACGACCGTGAATCGTTCCCAACGCTTGAAGAGGCTATTGAATGGGTATGGGCGGAATCTGAGGAAGAAATTGACGCTGTTAAATTTGTACTTAAGAAGTTTTTCAAATTAAATGAGGACGGGGTTTATATTCAAAACCACATTAAAGAAGAGCTTGAAAAGTATAGAGCCTTCCTTGCTAAACAAGCAGAGAATGGCAAAAAAGGTGGTCGCCCAAAGAAAAACCCAAAAAATGATTCTGGTAATAATGGGAATGATTTTGATAATTCTGGCTTTAAAAATGAAAGCCAAGAAAACCCAAATGAAAGCGAATTAAACCCAGAAAAACCCAAAGAAACCCAAACAAAGCCTAAACCATCTAACCATCTAACCAACGAACCATCTAACCAAGAAAATAATATATGTCCGCCTAACGGCGAACCTATGTCTGCTGAAAAGCCTAAAGAGAATTTAAAAAATGAGATTCAAGAGGTTTTCGAGTTTTGGAAAGTGACGTTTAACAAGAATAATCGAACCGTTCTTGATAACCCGCGCAAATCCAAAATTCAAGCAAGACTCAAAGAGGGTTACACGGTTGAAGATATCAAGACAGCTATTGTTGGGTGCTCTAAATCTCAATTCCATATTGAGGGCAATCATACTGATCTAACGCTAATTTGCCGCGATGCAACCAAGCTTGATCACTTTCTTGCCATGTCTAATCCAGCTCAGGTTGCTACCCAGCCTCAAACTGAGGATGAGCAACCAGCACCCACTCAATACAAAGTAATTGAAGGGAGATGGTAATGGGGTTTAGTTCAAATATTCATGATGTGAACATGGAGCAATGTGTTCTTGCGGCTCTAATGACTACAGCTTTGTCACTAGAGACAATTGGTCAAGAATTGGATGCAGAGTGTTTTTACTCAGATCGTCATCAACAAATATACAAGGCAATCGTAGAGCTATCAGAAAGCAATTGTCCGTATGACGTGGTAATGGTGAGTAACTACCTAAAAGGCAAAAACGTTTTGCATTTGATGGGTGGGGAAGAATACTTAATTCAACTTATGCAAGATGCGCCGAGTAGTTTTTACAACGCTGAAAGTTATGTCACTCAGTTAAATAAACTCAAAACACATCGAAGAATTGAGCAGATTGGTTTACGTATTGCTGCAATGGCGAAAGATACAACTTTGCCTGATGTATTTGTTGAGGCTGAAAATCTTCTTGGGCAAGTAGATAAGACGGATGATGCAGATATGGGAGCAAGTTTTGGAAGTGCTCTCGATAGTGCCTTAGAGCAAATGATTGACAAGTTTGAAAAGCAGAGCAGAGACGAAACAACGGGTGTTAAGTTCAACCTTAAAACACTAGATGAGATGTTAGGAACCGTACAAAACGGTCATTTTTGTGTAGTTGGTGGACGTCCCGGTTCTGGGAAGTCAACTTTAGCCCAAATGATGGCAATTGATACGGCAATGCTTAAAAAAGAGGGTGTTCTTTTCATATCAGCAGAAATGGACAAAGAAACACTATCTAATCGTATGTTTAGCTCACTTAGTTCCATTCCATACAACAACCTACACAATGCAACACTTTACGATGGGCTGCTAAAGGAATATGCAAATTACAAACAAGTTTATAGCGATCTGCCTATCTGGATAGAGCCAAAGCAAAAACCAAGCATTAGTGAAGTAAGAGCATATGCAAGGAGAGCTAAGCGCCGTTTTGCCAAAGCTGGCACCAAACTTGGCTGCATCATTGTTGATTATCTTCAGCTTGTAAGAGATCCAAGCAAAAAAGACCGCTTTCAAGAAGTTGGCTCTATTAGTCGTGAACTTAAATCTATGGCTAAGGAGTTTGAATGCCCGGTTGTAGCGCTCGTTCAATTAAATCGTGAATCAGAAAAAGGTAAGAAACCGAAAGCTTCTGACATTAAGGAATCAGGGCAGATCGAGCAAGATGCGGATCAAATTATTCTCGTTAATCCGCTCACTGATGATAAGACACTACAACCTCTTGGGGTCACTGAACTGATTATTGCCAAAAATCGACATGGCAAAAGAGGGAGTGTGCGCGTTCAAGAGTTTCTGGATGTTTGTAAATTTAAGGCAATTGAGGTGGCAGCAGAATGAAAACGTTCCTAATCATTATGACCGTTGTTTGTATTTCAACTTTTCTGGGTTTGGTTATGGCTGCATTAGCTGCAAAGCTGCACCAGTTTTCAGGAAGTCTAGCTAAATTTCGTTTTTCTTTGGCTTTCATGGATATCACTTTTTTCTTTTTATGTATATCGGCTCTAGCTGTATTTGATGGGGGTAAGTATCTGGCGTTCGCTCATTTAACTCAATTCTTGTTGTCTTTATACCTAATTTTTTACCGTTCTAATAAGTGGGAGCGCAAAGCATGAGCCATAAAACAATTAAACCCGACCTTGATTTGGTTTTTGCGAGAATTGCCATTTTTGGAATGTTGGCAAGTCTTTTTGCTGTTTCATATGTCAATGGACATCCATCATGGCTGACATGGGTTGTCATGTTATTGGGTGTGTTCTCAATCTTTGAAGCAGCAATTAAAGCAGATGAGGATGCATTGGCAGCTAACGGCCTTGCAAAGATCATTATCTCTCACTCTGGAAAACTTGCCTCGCAAAGGGATGAATACAAGTTTGTTGCTGAGTCACTAGATGATCTCTATGTGCGCGAGTGTAAAAAGACGAATGAGCTTAAGAAATCAATACAAGGCAATCAGGGCCGTATTGCAGAACTCGAACGCTTAAACCAAGTGAAGGTCCAGACTATTCTCGATTTACATCAAGAAATTAAAGAACTTAAAGCCTCTCATCATGGAGAAATGATTGGTCATGAAGTTCACTTAAAAAAGATCAAGCAAGAGCGAAACGAACTGCAAACCTTATACACCCAACAAGGCATAAACATGTTGAAGATGCAAAAGCGGGTAGACAAAGCAATTAGATTTCTTGTGGAAGCAGAATTATATCAATCAGAGCCTAACATTGATTTAGCAGTTAAAGCGCTCAAGGGGGAAGGACAGTGAATAACGAAGAATTAGCCAAAATCGGAATGATGTTTATTCATTGGATTCAAATCCATAGAGAATCTATTAATCGCTTTGAAGAGTTTCGGGATTGTTTTGTGCATGACCCTGACGAGCCAGTGCATACAAAAAAGGACTACGACAAAGCATGGGAAATTCAGAAGGAAGCTTCTGTATTGGGTAGTGAAGCGAAAAGACGCTATGAAACCTTACTTGAAGAAGTTGATCTTTATCTAGCGCGTGAAAGAACAGATGTGCTTAAGGAGAATGAAGCGTGAATTCAAAATTACATATCATGCAAGGTGTTGACTGGTCTAAATATGATTTGCCTGAATGGTTGCGCCAATTTGGTTATTGGCAAGGGGCAGTGATTCGCTTTGGTGGATCTACTGAAAATCCATTAGTAGGAGCGATTAAAAAAGCAAAACTTAGACTTAAGAAAGGGGATAGGGAAAAGATCGTTGCTTATTATCTCTGTGATGAAAATTTTATCGAGAAGCCATCTAAAAAACCTAATGTCTGTCTAATTACAGACGATGAAGCTAGGGCCGTTCAGCGCTTGATCATTGATATTTTAGACGGCTGCACTTCTGAGGCTATGCTTGATTGGATGGACGCAATTATAGAGCGTTATTTCAATCAAAAATCATGGACTCAGTTAGTAACTCCAGAGCGAACAGCCATGGATGCAAAATACGATGTTCGTTGTGGCTTAGCAGCTTTGCACAATCGCTACCAGTTTATTAGATATAAAAATGGCTCAGTATGATCTAACTATTGATATTTATTGGTAATTCAGATAATTGTATGAAGATTAAACAACGGTGAGCAAGAATGATAGAAAATCCGCAACATTTTAATTTAATAACAAATTTTGAAGAAATCACATCTAGACCTAATTTTGTTGAAAAAGTGACGATTGCTAGGGGTGAGGATGTTCAAAACACTATCTCTGATTTAGTTGGTTTTTATGTGCTAAGGGATTTTGTTAGTTGTGGGATTTCTAGTTGTGGAAAGAAACATCAAAAAGGTTATATCGCAGCGCTTCATGATGGCAATGAAATTATCATTGGACATAAGTGCGGGAAAAAACACTTTGGTGTGAGTTTTGATGAAAAAGCTAAACAATTCAAGCATCTTAGAGACAATGCGAATCAATATCTGCAAATTAAGGCAATGTATGAAAAGCTGCCACAGTTAAAGGAAAGTCTAGAAAGAATTTTGAACCAGTCGGGCAAAATGACATTCTTGCAAATAAAGATGGCAGTAAAGAGCTTTAAAGAAGATGCATTTGATTACTGGATGCGAAGGAGAATTGGACAAGAGGTAACAAGCAACGGATCTATTTTTATTGATGACTTCAAAACAGAAGAAGAAATCAATGCTGAAATCCTAAGTGGTAGAAAAAACATCTCAGACATCAAGCGGGTTTTAGTCGCAAATATTGCTGAATATGATGTTATCGCCAATTGGCATAATGCTGAAAAGTTAAAGGACTACTTTGATCGGCTGTACAGGGAAATCAAAAATCCTAACCAGATGGACGGGGTAGCTATTAAGGCATTAGCAAAAAAGCTTAGACAGCATGACCAAAATTTGAGGGAGTTGGAGGATTTCATTAAAAGAGCCAATCGCTTATTTACCCCTGAAAACCTAGTTCAATTCGCTGTGTTATTTACGAAACCACATGAGCAAAAAATTATTGAGAAATATGCAAATAATTTTGCTTGAGCACTTGACCCTGATCAGGGCTAGTGGTATTTTTGTGTTAAAGTTGTGCGAAGTGTAAATAAGGTGCAACTAAATTAGTAAGTAACCCTTGCAACATAGGCAAGAAGGCGAAACTAGATTAAAGCCTGTCATTGAGTTGATGGGCTTTTTGCGTTTCTGGAAAGATAAAAATCTTATCTCGCGAGAGGTGCCATGTTGGGGCGCCTCTCAATTTTGCCGAACGGATTACGGCATATATGGCCCCGCTGAATACTAGTTATTGGCGGGGCTTTTATTTTTTCGAGGGATATATGAAAGCTAAAAAACTTTTAGAGAAGCTTGGTGCTAAGGGAATAAAAAAGATTCTTGAGAGTGCACACCAAGAAGCTGTTTATTTTGTGGATGAATGGAATGAGCATTTTAAGGTACATGGGTTTTACACAGATAAGTGTATTGTCGGTGTTCACAATCCACATTCACACTACAAATTGTCAGAATTAAAACAGGCATTGGGTGGCGAACATGGATACAAGCGAAGCTAAGAAAAATTTAAACAAATATTCGGATGAATTAAGCCGCTACCAGAACTTGTCTCGCACCGGGTTAAGCCGTGAAGAAATGCTTGTTATAGATCGAATCATCATTCGACTGAAAAACAAGATTAATAATTTACAGTCTATGTTGAATGCGTGACTCCAAACGATTAGCCGAAGTACGCAAGCTGCCATGCATGAGATGTGGTGCACCAGCACCAAGCCAAGCCGCGCATTCTAATTCTAGTAAAGACGGTAAGGGCAGATCCATTAAGGCTTGCGACTCTAAAACTGTTTCTATGTGTTTTTCCTGCCATCATTTATTTGATACCTACCAACTAGGCAACAGACAGGAAAGCGAAGAGCTATTTAATAAATGGCTTAAGCGAACCAACGCAATGCTTGAGTCTGATGACGATTTATTTTAACCAGGGCTGAGAAGCTCTTTTTTTGTATCTTTATAAAGGTGAAACAATGAAGATGAAATTCTTAGCTATTGGTTTAATGTGCACAATGACAATGATTGGTTGTTCACGTGATGCTCAAGTAGCTTCTAAGAACCTTTCTTATGCTGCTGATAACTTTGAGCTGGACCGTAGGATTGTTTTTTATAACGGGATTACTGGTGACTACATTCTCACAATCGAGGGTAAATGTTCTTTTGATGCAGTAAGTGAAAAGAAAGTGGATGTAACTTGCAAGACAGGTGATTCAGAATTCAAGAAACATTCTTTGGGTATATCTGACAATGTTACTTATTTTTCGGAGCAACTAACAAGTAAAGGTGTTAGCACATACCACTACAAGGTAGCTTTTAAACCTCAATCAATCATCCCTGACGTTGATCTGAAAGTGAATTAATTCCCTCGAGTTCGAGGGTTTTAATTTTTGAGGGGAATATGGACAGACACACATTATTATCAATAGGCATTGGCCTAGTGCTTGGTTTCATGTTGATTTTAATCACAGAGCATTTCCGCTTTGTTATAGGCATGGTTCTGAGTGTGTTGGCTTTGAGATGGTTGTTTAGCCAGTGGTGAGTGTATGGAACCAGCAACATTCCCAATCAATAGTTATTCTGGGATTGTTCAGGTAATTAACTATCTGAACAATAATCACTCCAAAGCAGCCGCAGAAGGCAAACCTTTAGTCGTTAGAATCAATCAGAAGGAAGACGACAGGAGCGCCGCACAAAACCGGCTTTACTGGGCTTGGCTTGAGCAGATCAGGCAAAAGACTGGTAACTCAAAGGATGACCTTCATTTACTTTTTAAGAAAAAGTTTCTTGCCCGGATCTATGTTGAAGGTCGGCAAGAGACTGCAGAAAAGTACATGGCTTTGCAGAACTTTAAAGATGTTATTCAAGCATTCGATGGACCTAAGCGCCGTCAACTTGAAAAGGATTACCAAGTTTTGGTCAATACCTTCATTAAAGACCACCTGCAAAGCAAGAAGGCCACCATTAAAGAATTCACCAAATATCTGGATAAGATCAACATCTATGCACATAGAGACTTGGGCGTGATGTTGATTATCCCGGATGAACTTAAGTGGTGTTATCAAAATGAGCAATGATTCAAATTTGCATGATGTGGTGCTTAAGCTGATAGAGCAAAACAATAAGCTGATTGAACAGAATAGCTTGATCGTCCAAATCAATGCAGAACAATCTGCTCAGTTATCCGAAGTTCTATTAATGCTTGAAGATAGTGAACCAGCACAACGGTCAGGATCACTAGATGGGTGATGTTATGAGCACAAGTGAATGTATTAGCTTTCAAGAGGCAGTAGAGATTGGGCTTCAGAAAGCAGCGGATAGTGAAAGAATAAAGGCTGAGGTTCAAAGCATTTTACAAGAGTTGAATTCAGTAGCTGCAAAAGCAACTAACAGAAATTTCATTTTATTTGATTTGTCTGAACCGGAAGTTAAACAACTGTCACCTCTTAAATTTGACTTCAATAACTATAGCTTTCCTATCGCCGTAAGGTGTGGAGCATTAGAAGTTGAATGCAATAGCATTTGTGAACTTGTTGAGTCAATAAAGCAATTTCTAAGATCAGCCTATTTTGGTGACTTTATAAGGATGAATATCAATGCCTAGAATTGTATCGGTTATACCGCCTAAAGATGACTCCAACATTACTAAAGCACAGGGTACAAAAATATTGCTTGATAATGGCGAGTACCTACGATGTGTCCACAAAATCACTTTAGTAGCAGAAGTTGATTCGCCGTGGAAAGCAATCATTGAAGTGTACCCATCTAATCAAGAGCAAATTAATGCATTGCTTGCAGATGTTGAGGTTATTAAACGTGACCAAGAATACAACCGCTTGGATGAGATTGAAAAGGAAATCCAGCAACTACAAGACGAGAAGGTGCTCATTGAACGCAAACACCGTCCAGAAGTAACAGGGCTTTCAATAGCTGGTGTAGCGAATGTACCAATGGAAGGGACTTTCTTGGTTGATAAAGGTGAGAGAGTTTTAAAGCCGCCTAAGAACGATGCTTTAACGGAGTTCCTTAAAAACAACCCTTCTCATTCAACAATCATTCCACCAGTAACAGGGCTGGTGAAAGATGAACAGGGTATTGTTCGCACCGTTCCAGATTCCAAAGGTGAGCAAGATGATTCAGAAGAGCATTATTAATAATCGCTTGGGGTTTTATGGATTAGATGGTCTTGAACAGCCGCATTTAATTATTGAGCCAGAAACTCCAGAAGTCCAGCGTAAACAATTGGAACTCCGTTTAGTTAGATTGATCCAAGAATATCAACGCAAGGGTTTAGATATCGATTGGATATCAATTGACTTACTTAATGGTGTAGATGCGCGAGTAAACTTAAATGAAACTCCAAACATTCAAGAACAAGTTACAGACGCTACAGGCACCCGCACAAACCCAGAAGAACCCTAAACAAAACAATTGGGGTTCTGGTCGAGGTGGCCGTCCGTGGCGCCGTCTTAAAGCTAAGATCCATTTACGTGATGAGTGGACCTGTCAATGTTGTGGCATCGTCACTAAAGACTTAGAGCTTGACCATATTGTGAATGTGGCAAGAGGTGGAACGGATGATGAATCAAACCTCCAGTCTCTTTGTGTTCCATGCCATAAAAAGAAAACCCAACAGGAGAGCCGGCAATGAATGATGATGAGTTGGTTCAAAAGTATTTAGAAGAGGATGGCTGAATGACTTCAAAACTAGTTCATGTGAAAGATGCAGACAAAGGCTCTGACATCTACTTTGATCCACAGGGCCTTGAAGGCGCCGTTTTTAATTGGAATGGACAGAAAGATTACAGCCAATACATTTATAACGCTATGTTGTATATGCGAAGCGGTAGTTTGATTTGTTGTGTTGTGAATGACGATGGCAAGAAGAAGATTCTTGAACATGTTCAGGAAGCACCATAATGATGCAAAAAATCCAGCAGGCAGGGGGGATGTCAAAACTTCCAAGCCCTTCGCCGTTGGACACCGCCCCCCATCGCACGCAAAAAAAAATTCCCTCTCAGAAAAAGTTAAAGCAAAAAGTTAAAATCAAGTTAAAGGTAGAGCAATGGCATTAACAGAGAAAATGGAAAAATTTGCTCTTGCCATTGTTGACGGCAAGACAAATAAAGAAGCAGCAATTTCAGCAGGTTATGCGGAAAAAACTGCATCCGCCGCAGGTGCTAGGTTAGCAAAAGATCCTGAAATTATTGTCTATATTGAAATGTTAAAGGCCCAAAAAGAAGGGCGCTCTTTAACATCTAATTCACCAAAAGTTAAACCTAAAGATACACCCGAAAATAGTGGTGAAGATGAAAACCCTATTGAGGAATTTCAATTTGAAGGTGATGATCCTTTAGATTTTTTAATTAAGGTCATGAACTTCAATGGCAACAAGCTGCCACTTAGAATGCAAGCAGCAATTGCAGCATTGCCTTATAAACACGGGAAGGTTGCGGAAAAAGGCAAAAAAGAAACTAAACAAGACAAGGCAAAGGAAGCGACCAGAACAGGAAAATACGCCACATTGGACAATCAGTTGCCAAGCTAACTATTAAGAGGAACTTTGCATGCAAAGTCTAGAATACGAAACCGTAAGTGGTGAAACTATCACTATTCAAAATATCAAAGATGGCCCTTGCTGTCATGACTCTATTGAAAAGTTGCCAGCAACAGAAAGGTTGGTGAAGATTACTTATCAATGTCGCAAGTGCTTTTCCAGATTTTCCGAAGAAGATTATCAATTGATTGTTAATCAATAAAAGGTTTTGTATGGATCCGTAGGCGATACGGTGCGTTGGAGGAAGGAGGACCACAACTGCCAACGTAATAACCCGCTAGCAGTGGGCGAAACAGCGTAGTTAAAGCAGGGGTTCGCAACCTGTCATACAAATTTATTCCGCCTTCGGGCGGTTTTTTCATGGACCATTTAAATGACTGCAAAACTACCAGACTGGACTACAGCTTGCCCAGACTGGGCGACCCGTATTGTTTCTAAACAATCGTTAATGCCGTGTAAGCCATTATTCCCCAAAGTGGCTGACGTAGCGGAGCGTATCTTTAAAGAGTTAATTCTTGTTGATGTGATGGGTAGCCCTAAGATGGGTGATGTCACATTGGAATGGGTGATCGAGTTTGTTCGTGCAATCTTTGGCGCATATGATCCAAGCACAAAGCGCAGATTAATTCGTGAATTCTTTCTTTTGATTTCGAAGAAGAATACTAAATCTACGATTGCCGCCGGCATTATGCTTACTGCATTAATTCTTAATGATCGACAATCTGCCGAACTAATTATTCTTGCGCCTACTAAAGAAGTTGCTGATAACTCATTTAATCCAATCCGGGATTTCATACGCGCAGATGAAGAATTAAGTGAAAGATTTAATGTATCTGAGCACACAAAAACAGTTACGCATCTAGGTACCGGAGCAACACTTAAAGTTATTGCAGCAGAATCTAACGCTGCAGCTGGTAAGAAAGCTTCAATCATTTTGATAGATGAGGTCTGGCTATTCGGGAAACGTGCCAACGCTGAATCAATGTTCCGTGAAGCAAAGGGTGGTTTAGCATCTCGTCCAGAAGGTTGTGTGATTTATCTGTCTACCATGTCGGATGAAGTGCCATGTGGAGTATTTAAGCAGCTTTTAGATTATGCCAGAGATGTACGTGACGGAATTAAAGTTGATAAAAGTTTTCTACCACTTATTTATGAATTCCCTAAGCATCTTGTAGAAGCAGGCGAACATTTAAAACCTGAAAATTTCTACATCACAAACCCAAACTTGGGTGCTTCGGTTGATCTTGAATATCTGATTTCGGAATTTAACAAAGTTAAAGATGCTAGTGAAGAATCTCTTAGAGACTTCTTGGCCAAACACTTAAACATTGAAATCGGCATGAACCTTCGTGCTAACCGGTGGGCGGGTGCAGAGTATTGGAATGCTCAAGCTAAAGATATCCAAATCGACCAACTAATTGAGCTATCCGATGTCATTACTTTGGGTATTGATGGCGGTGGTCTCGACGACTTACTTGGCTTCGCTGCTTTAGGTCGTTTAACAGAAGATCCTCGTATCTGGTGGCTATGGAATCATGCATGGGCAAATAAGATTGCTTTAGAGCGCAGAAAAGAGAATGTGCCTAAGTATGAAGACTTCAAGTCTGAGGGTTCTCTAACTGTTGTTGACCGAATAGGCGATGACATTGACCAACTCGCAGCAATTGCTAAGAAGGTTTATGACAGTGGAAAGCTTAATAAGATCGGACTAGATCCATTGGGCTTAGGCGGTCTTTTAGATGGCTTACTTGAGGCAGGAATTCCAGAGGAAAGCATGTTTGCTGTGCCACAAGGCTACAAACTCATGTCCTACATCCTTACTACTGAGCGCAAATTGGCAGAAGGCAATCTGCACCATGCTGGACAACAGCTAATGACTTGGGCGGCAGGTAATGCCCGTGTCGTGATGGTCGGCAATGGTATGCGAATAACCAAGCAAGAATCAGGTGTTGGGAAGATTGACCCATTGATTGCCACATTTAACGCAGTTGCTTTGATGTCAAGCAATCCTGAGCCTGCCAATCGCGTTGATATTGACGAATACTTAGAGGATGTCGTGATAGCATGAGTACCACACAAGAGCCGGGGTTTTGGTCCCGCTTCTGGTCACGATTGACTGGAAATACACAATTAAAAAAAGGCGATTCGTCTTATCCATTTGATAGTTATTTGTCACCCGGTGGATCGGTTGTCACACCAGAAACAGCTTTGAAACTTTCCGCAGTCTGGGCGTGTGTAAAATTAAGAGCTGAAACTATCTCAACTCTTCCTTTACAGTTGTACGACAACAATAAACGTCTTGCTACTGATCATTACCTTTACCGTATTTTGCACGATTCACCCAATGCCGATATGTGTGCAAGTGAGTTTTGGCAAGTTCAAGTTGCTTGTGTTGACTTATGGGGGAATGCATACAACCTTATTACAAAAGACTCAAGCGGAAAAGTAATTGCTCTTGAGCCACTTTTCCCGAGTGGTATGGTTGTAAAACGTAATGATTTGGGAGCGATTGATTTTCATTACACTGAAAATGGGAAAACAACAACCTATTCGGAAGACCAAATCTTGCATTTCAAGGGTTTTACTCTTGATGGGCTTGTTGGTTTATCTGCTATTCAGTTTTTTGCTCAAACGATTGGAATGCAGTTTGATGCAAACAACCAAGCTCAGGACTGGTTTAAGAATGGCTTAAAAGTTGGGGGCTTCCTTGAAACTGGGGAGCAAACTTTAACTAAAGAGCAGCGTGAAAGACTAAGAAACCATTTAAGTGAGTTCAGTAAACCTGAGAATGCTGGTAAGTACATGGTGCTTGAGGCTGGAATGAAGCTTTCTGGCTCAAATAGTATTCGAATCAATCCCGTTGATGCCCAGTTACTTGAATCTCGTTATTTTGGCATTGAAGAAATATGCCGCGCCTTTGGTGTTCCTCCTCAGTTAATTGGTCATACAAACAAAGCAAGCTCATGGGCTTCAAGTCTTGAGCAGACTAATAGGGGGTTTTTGACCTATTCGCTTAACCCTCAATTAGTTAGATATGAGCAAACAATCACAAAGAGATTGTTTTTGCCAAGTGAAAAATACAAGTACCGGCCAAAATTTGCGGTTGAAGGCTTATTACGGGCCGACAGTGCTACTCGCTCAGGTTTCTACACAAACATGATTCAAAACGGTGTTATGACGCGTAATGAAGTGCGGGATTTAGAAGACTTGGCGCCTTTACCGGGTGGCGATGAGCTAATGGTTCAAATGCAAATGGTCGGATTGAAAGATCAAGGGAAAACCAGTGGATAGACTTAAACTAACTTTAGAAATCAAAGCCACCCAAGAGGGTGGCTTTTTTTCTGGCTACTTAGCTGCTTTTGACAACCTTGATTCTCATGGGGACATCATCCGCAAAGGTGCATTTGCCAAAACTCTTCAAGAGTGGAAGGCAAAAGGCAAGTACCCAGCAATCTTTTGGGATCACAACCCATCTGAACCAATCGGAATTTTTACCGAAATGCGTGAAGACGAAAAAGGGTTGTACGTAGAAGGTCGTCTCTTAATTGACGATGTGCCGCGAGCTAAAGCTATTTATGCGCTGATGAAGGTTGGCGCGATTGATGGCATGTCCATTGGCTATATCACCAAGTCTTATAGGCGCGATCCAGACTCACTAATCCGCGAACTGCTGGAACTGGAGTTAGTGGAAGGTTCAATTGTTGCCTTTCCTTCCAATCCAGAAACCCTAATCAGTTCCGTCAAATCCAAATTACAAGATGGCGAGCTGCCATCCCTACCAGAATTTGAAAAGTTCCTGAGAGAGTCAGGATTTTCAAAAACGCAAGCCACTGTCATCGCTAGTAAGGGTTTGCGTCATCTTTTGAGCGAGTCAGAGGGTGAAAACGAAAAAGCGAAATCAATTTCAAATGCCTTAAATATTTTACGAGGAATCAGCAATGACTGAAAAAACTTTAGAACAACTCGCTCAAGAGTTCCAAAAACACGTTGATACAGTTAAAGAAATCGCCGAAGAGTTCAAAGGCAAACAAGCAAAAAGTGAAGAAATCTCACAAAGCGCCAAAGATAAAGCGGACGAAGCTTTAACTACGTTAAATGAAGTTAAAAACAAACTGACAGAACTGGAGCAGAAAGCTGCACGCCGTGGTAATGGTGATGTTGAAACCAAAAAGCAAACCATGGGTGGTGAGTTTGTTGAAACTACAGAATACAAAAATGCTGCAGAAAGTCAGTATCGTGGAATTCAGCGTGTTGAGCTGAAGAACACAATTGGTACGACTGAGGTTGGAAAAATTATTCCTGCCACCAATCTTGGTTTGCAGTTACCAAACCAAATGCGCCTTACCATCCGCGACATTTTGGCGGGTGGCAGCATGAGCGGTAATGTTCTTGAATATGTCCAAATGCAAGACTTTACTAATAATGCGGCAGTAGTTGCTGAGGGTGCACCAAAACCAGAATCAGCAATTACATTTACTGATAAAGACGCTAAAGCGGTTGTAATTGCTCACTGGTTAAAAGTAACCACTCAAATGTTAAGTGATGCACCGGCTTTGCAGTCTTTCATTGATAACATCTTGCGTCATGGCCTAGATATTAAGCTTGAAAAGCAAATCCTTGCTGGTGATGGAACCAATGGCAACATGCTCGGTTTAATCCCTCAAGCAACCGCTTATGCTCCACCTGCTGGTGCTCCAGCTACTCCAAATATGTTTGATGTGTTGCGCTTTGCAATGCTTCAAGTTGTTTTAGCTGACGACTTTGCTAACGGCCATGTATTAAACCCGATCGACTGGGCACTCATGGAAACGCAAAAAGATGCAAACGGCAACTACATCATTGGAAACCCGCAATCACAAGCGGTTCCGACATTATGGGGATTGCCTGTAGTTCAAACCGCGGCTATGGATGCGGGTAAATTCTTAACAGGTGCGTTTAATACTTCTGCCCAATACTTTGAGCGTTGGGGTGCTGCTGTCCAAATCGGTATGCAGGGCGATGATTTCACCTCTAATAAACGTACTTTACTTGCCGAAACACGTGGCGCATTAGCTGTTTATAAGCCTAAATCGCTTGTATATGGCTCTTATACTCCTGCTACGGGTGGTTAATTCATTTTGGGGTGGTGTTCGTCACCATCCCATTTAGAGAGGCCAAAATGAAAGAATATGAAGTTTTACGCCCACACTTTGGAGATAAAGACTACAAAGAGGGCGATATTCGAACCGCAGATCCAAACGTGGTAAGGCATTTGGTAGAAAATAAAGTTTTACGTGAATACCAAACAAAAGTTGATCCACCAAAACCAGGTACAAGACGGAATAATTCAAAATGATCACACTCGAACGAGCTAAGTTGCAATGTCGAGTAGATCATAACGATGAAGATGAACTCTTTATCGAATGGATTAGCCAAGCAGATGAAGAAATAGCAACTGATATTGACCGAAAAATTATTTCGGACGAGTCGGAGCGAACATCTGAAACGGACATTGTGGACTGTAAAAAATTAGATAATGCCCGGTTAATATTTATTGAATATAAATACAGCCGAAGTCTTGAAGGTAAACCACAAGCTTATTGGGATATTTTGCAGCCAATTAGAGAAATGGGGGTTTAACATGCCCAGCATTACTCCAAAGCTTAAACACCGCATCACTATTCAAAAGCCCATCCAAACCCAAGATCAAAACACAGGAAAATTAATCACCTCATGGTCTAATTTTGCAACAATTTGGGCAGAAGTTACTGATCTTTCAACAAGGGATGTTATTGCTGCCAAAGCAGCCAATAGCTCGATACAAGCCCGTGCAAAAGTGCGATATAGCAGCACTACAAAACAAGTTGATAGCACAATGCGGGTTCTTTTTGATGGGTACTATTACAAGATTGATGGGAACCCAATGCGAGATCCAGACTCACGTCGTGAGTATTTAACTATCAACCTTGCAACAGGTGATAAAGCATGGAATGGGTGATTTATGGCTACTCAAATACATGGCTTGGAGCCTGCATTAAGACGAATGCGGGCAATTGGTAATGACAAGACTGTAAAACGTATTGCCCGTAAAGCGATGCGGCAGGCAATGAACATTGCAAGAGATGCAGCTCGTCAAAAAGTTAAACGTTTAGATGATCCCACCACTCCTGAAAAAATCTGGAAAGAAATTGTGGTTCAAAATGGCCGGAGTAGAAATAAAAACACTTTGGTTATGCGCGTGGGAGTGCGTGGTGGCGCACGTATCCCATATACAAACAACGCTCAAAATAGACGTGCTGGGCGTGTTGGTCAAACTTACCAAGCGGACGGACGAGTCTTTTACTGGCGATTCCTTGAGTTAGGTACAAGTAGACAGCCCGCCACCCCATTTTTAAGACCAGCGCTTTACGAAAACATTGAACAGATAACAGATAAGTTTGTTCAAGTATTTAATTTTGAACTCAGTGTGGTTTTAGGTGAAGCTTAATGATTGATGTTCCAATTTTTAAATTAGCCAGAGCAGATCCAGCGGTTAAGGCTCTACTTGAAAGCGATGGAATTTTGCGAGTCTGGAAGTTTGGAAGTGCTCCAGATGAGCCACAAGCGCCATATGTGACATGGCAAACAATTTCTGGTGATTCAAATAGCAACCTTGATTCACGTCCTGTTTCAGACAATGCAATTATTCAAATTGATGTATATGCAACTGATGAGGATGTTGTTGATCAGGTTGCAAAAGCAATTCGCTTCGCAATTGAACTTGATTGTTATGTGGTTCGTTATGGCGAGGCAGATAAGGACCCCGTAACAGGAATGCCTCATTATTCATTTGATGTTAGCTGGATCATAAACCGCTAATAAAACTTAAACCATATTTTCACTTAGCACCCATTTCGGGTGCTTTTTTTATGCCTAAAATTAAGGAGCGCTCTTAATGGCTAATGTTAAAACTCAAAAAACACAGTTATTTACTGTGTTAAATGGTCAAGTGGTTCGTTTTGTTTGCTCTAAACGGATTGACTTGGGGCAAGATTCATTTCAAAAAATTGATGTGACTTGTCTTGATGCAGACTCAAAACAGTATGTTCGCGGTATGCGTGATCCCGGTGAAGGTGCAGTAGAAATCGATTACGATGATACGAACACAAGTCATGACAAACTTATTGAAATTGCCGAATCTGGCGAGATTTTAGAATGGCATGTTGGTTCGGGTCATGCTTCCACCGAACCAACTTATGATGCTACTACCGGTATTGATCTGCCAAAGGATCGTATGTGGTGGTCATTCAAGGGTTATATTAATCCTACTGCACCGAATGCATTTGAAGTCGATTCTGTAGTTGGTTATTCATTCACATTAATTCGTACTTCTGGCGTAACTACAACTAAACGTACGGTGGCTTCATAATGGCTAAGATCAGCATTACAGACTTAAAGCAGAGTGTAACTACTCTAAACGTTCCAGTTAAAAAAGCCGTCAAGTGGAATGTTGAAGCGACTGAAAGTAATATTGAGTCACTTAAAAAATTGACGAAAAACAATTCATTAGAGCTGGGTGATATTGTTGAGCTTGAAGCTGATATTTTTGTCAAAAAAATGAACTTCAAGGAAAGTCGCGAGGCATCCAAAGCAATTGAATGGGATCTTAATTATGAGAATCTTGAGGATTCAAAGGTTAAGAAAATCGACTCAACTCACATGCAAGCTGCTCAATTACTTGGTTCAATTTGCTCAGATCAAAAGGGAACACCTTTTTTCTCAAGTGTTAATGACATCTATAAAGCAGAGCCTAGTTTAATAAATGCTATGTATGCTGCTGCTGATGAAGTTAATAATTTTTTGGGAAAGTCTCGGAAGAAGAGCTTGCAGACAGAGAACTCCTCATTGAACTCGTCCTCAATGGAATCGGTGGAAGCACTTTAGCAGAAGCCGAATTAAACATTAGTCATAAAGAGTTGATGGAATGGAGAGCCTATCGTCAAAAATATGGCTCTCTTTTCTTTGGTCGCCGGCTAGAGCAAAGCTTTGGAAGCTGGATGGCGCATTACACAGGCTTCAAAGTTAAAGAGGGAACAAAAGTAGACCCTTATATATTTATGCCTCATGAAACGCCTCCAGACGATGACAATTCATTGTCATTAGAGGAGTATTTTGAGAAGTATCATAGTAACTAGCCCTGCCATAAGGTGGGGCATGTGACATTTACATACCGTTTTGTTAAATTGAAGAAAATTGAAAAACGGTGTGTTTATGAAAAAAATTGTTTTATTGGGTTTGATTTGCCTACCTGTTTTAACAATTGCAAATACGACTCCATCCATTAAAACTTCGGAAGATTGCAAGTTAAGAGGATTTAATTTACTTGCTTATGATGCGAATTTCAAAGGGGCATTTGATTTCAAGCTAATGGAATTTGGAGGCATGAAGTCAACAGATTTTGATGTTGATAGCTGTATTGGTAAGAATAATGTCGCAAATGGTATTTTAACTGCCGAATATGCTCAAAATAAAAATAAAATTGTTGGGCAGCATTTGAAGAGTTTCGTTGCATTTGATCCTAAAAACAAAGAGATTCTTGTGGCTTTAATAGATGAAGAATCGAAGAGTTATATAATTGGCAATAAAACACCCAATCTAATTTCTGCATTAAAATCATCATTTAGCTCAAATGATATTTTTAAAAAAATAGATTTAACATCAACATTAACTTTTTCAAATTTTAATGAAATTAATGAAACAGATAAAAGTAATGTTGAAGAGTCTCAAGCCATTGAAAAGAGAATTGAAGAAAATAAAAGACTTTTTAGCATTGCTTCTGCAAATCTTAAAAAATCAAACCCAAAGGATTTGATTTATAAAAATTCTACCTATCAAGGTTTACTCAAAGATGGAGAAAGTAAGAACTCAAAAATTACAATTACTGCGATTTTAGATAAAAATATAAATGTTCCACTTTCTAAAAAGGATATCTCACACAATTTATATTTCATTTCTGACTTAGCTAAAATTGGATTAAAGAATCCATACTCTTTTCGTCCGAGAAGCGCATTTGTAAAACAAGAAGGTGCTTTACTTAAGATTAGTATTGAGTACACTGCACAAAATTCATATGGAGCAGATGTGGTAGGTAATGAGTACAAAATTTTATTTTTAGGAAAAGATGGGAATTACCATACCGAAAGATGACAAAAAGCACCCTAAGGTGCTTTTTTAATGCGCTGTGTTTCTTCATATGATTGAACTTTCAGAAATATTTTAAAGATTTTTTAACTTTTCACGAAGTAATGATCTTATGAGCATTGCTAGAAACATGAAATCGAAAATTAGCAATTAAATAGACTTACACATAACCCGACCAAGTGTCGGGTTTTTTATGTCTGGAGAAAAGGCATGGCGACAAATTCACTTGGCAGATTAACCCTAGATCTAGTGGTTCAGACGGCTAGTTTTTCAGAGCCACTAAGTAGAGCTGAACGGCAGGCGCGAACATCGAGTCAAGGGATTGCCAATTCTTTAAATATTGCAGCTATTGCTGTAAGTGCATTAAGTGGTGCGGTGGCTGGTCTTTCAGTGGCTCAACTTGTTAATTTTAGTGATCAAGTTATTCAGACTGGAAATGATATTCAAAAGTTTTCAAAACTTGCGAATGCTTCAGTGCGTGAATTTCAGTATTACGCCAAAGGGGCAGAAACTGCTGGAATTTCATTGGAATCTTTTGCAGATAAAATGAAAGACATGCAGGATCGTATAGGCGATTTCCAACAAACTGGTGGTGGGCCTTTAGCTGACTTTTTCACCAATATCGCGCCTAAAGTTGGTGTAACGATTCAACAGTTTCAAAAGCTGTCCGGTCCAGAAGCACTTCAACTATTTTATAACTCATTGGAAAAAGCTGGAGCCTCTACCAATGATATGAAATTCTACATGGAAGCAATCATTTCTGATTCTTCTTTGTTAATTCCATTGCTTGAAAAAAATGGTCAAGGTTTTAAGAAGTGGGGTGATGCCGCTGAAAAGGCTGGCGCTATCATGTCTGATGATTTAGTTAAGAGCTTAGCAGAAGCAAAACAAAACCTTCAATTAATGGATTTACAATGGCAGGGAGTCGAGGTAAGACTTGTAAATAGTGTTGTTCCTGCTATCGAAACGGTTATAGAGAATTGGGATGATATTAAAGCGGTAACTATTGCCGTATCTGCTGGCATCGCAACAAGATTTGTTCCTGCTTTGGTTGTCGCAACATATCAACTTGGGCAAACTGCTATTTTTGCAGTTCGTGCGGGCGTGGGCTTAGCAAGCTTTGCAAGATCTGCTGGCGCTACAGCTGGAGTCGTGGCTTTACTTGGTGGTCCCGCTGGATTGGCAATGTTAGCAACACAAATTGCTGTAGCTGGTGGTGCATATTTATTGATGACCAAACACACTCAAGATGCAACAAGTGCATTTGAAGAGCAAGGTTTAGCACTTAGTGAACTTCGAGAAAAATATAAAAGCTTTACCGCAGCACAGTTAGCTATAAAAGGTATTGAGGCAAGTGAAGAAATTGAAAAGCAAACCAAAGATCTAAAAAGTCTTTTTACAGCTTTAGAACAATTTGAGAGCGACTTAAAAGTTCAAGGTGATATTAAGCAATTTACAGCGATTCAAGCGTACCTTGCTAGCTTAAAACAAGGTGGGGATGAAGCTAAGAATGCTTTTGCTCAGCTACAAAAGCAAGGCTTGGTTAGTGAGAGTACACTTAAGTTTGTTGCTGAATTAGATACAAAAATTAATGCTGCAAATAACTCTATAGATCGTCAAAAAGAGATCCAAAAATTAGTTAAAGATGTTACTGATGAGACAACTAAATCACAGCAAGCTCAAGCAAAAGCTGTCAAAGACTCTACTGAGGCATGGCAATCACTGACACAAAAACAACGTGAATACATTACCCAAGCTAAACAAGATGTACTTAGAGAAGGGTATATAAAGACACTTGTAAGAGAGGGGGTAAGTGTAGATAAAGCGAATGTTTATGCAGATGCACAAGTCGCAACAAATGGAGAAGATGCTTTTAAAGCACCATTGTCAAAGGATGTGCTACTTGCTGCCCGCGAGAACTTCAATCTAAAAAACTATACTTTTAGTAAAGACGAGTTGGCGGCAATTGCTCGTGCACAAGGTATTGCTAAGGCAAATAATTTTGCTCAGATTGAAAGTTTGTATGGTTTGCCTGCTGGAACACTTGCTGCCTTGATTCTTCAAGAGTCTGGGGCGAATGCTGGAGCAAAAAGTCGTACTGGGGCAATAGGTCTTTTCCAAACAACGAGTGTGTTTAGAAAGCAGTATGGTCTTAATGCCAAAAGTTCTACTGAAGAAATTGCAACAGCAGCAGCTAAAGACTTATCTAAACATTTGGCTGATTTTGGAGCCATGGATAAAGCACTCATGGCCTACAATGCAGGTGCAGGTGGCTTAAGGACCTATTTAAAAGGTGGTCTATCAGATAGCAAGCGTAAAGAGGTTGCTGGTTACGCACCGGGTTTCCAGAAGTGGTTCGCCGGAGTATCTGGAAAATCTACTGTAGACAATTCAATTTTAATGCCTACACAGGCAGATCAACTTGAATTAATTAATAAGGCTGCTGAATCTCAAAAAGCCATTGATGATGCTAAAAAAGATGTCGATGCTCGGTATTACACTGAAGCTCAACGCCTTGCAAAGGAGCATCAAGATAATATTGAAAAGATTACCTTCGCCTATGCTGGAACACCGCAGTTAAAGGAAAAATTGGCTCAAGAGAATGCTTTATATGCCGCTCAAATTGCAAAACTTGAGTCTGATAAAAAGGAAGAGTACAACCAGTACTTTGCTTTTGAAACTGATCGAATCAAGCAGATTGAACAAAACTTTGATCGACAAAAAGAGTTAATCGACTCTAATGCCGAGTATGAGTACGGGAAATCGAAAAAAGCTTTAGAGATTAAAGCTGCTCTTGAGCGTCAAAAACAAGTTGAAATTGCTGCCGTAAAACGCGAAGAAGATGCACAAATTCAGTCGGCGTTTGAGGGTTATCTAAACCAGACTGAAATTGTTGTGAAGCGTTACCAACGTGAACGTGAAGAAATACTTCAAACTTATAGTTTAAGTAAACGTGTTCGCGAAGAGATGGCAAAATCTAAGGATTATGCAATTTTTGAAACTTTAAACCAAGCTTCTGACAGCGTGTTTCAATCTGGGTTAATCTCGAGACAATCTATGTTGGAACGAGAGGACCCGATAAATGCTCAAAAATGGGCTTTACAAAATCAATATTCATCTGATTTTAGTAGCTTGAATCAATCATATAATGATGAAGTGTCTGGCATTAAATTGATTGAAAATGAGAGTGAACGTAACGCTCAATTGTTGGCTGCTCGTGAACAGTTTTTGAAAGCAAAAGCAGACTTAGATAAAAAGTATGCTCAAGATGAAATGGATCTAAATAGATCACTTTACGACTCACAATTAAGTCAATTAAGCAGTTTAACGGGTCAATTATCTAGTTATTGGTCTAATATGACAGGCATTGTTAAAGATGCAGCAGGCGAACAGTCTGGCATCTATAAGGCAATGTATCTTGCTCAACAGTCATTTGCAATTGCTTCTGCCACTATTAATGCTTTTCAGGCATACAACCAGATTCTTGCAAGCCCATGGTATCTTGATGTGATTAGCAAGCAGACGGCTGCCACTTTGGTGCTAGGCATGGGTATGGCAAATGTCGGAATGATTGCAGGTCAGACTATTGCAGGTATGGCCCACAACGGTATAGACAATATCCCGCGTGAAGGCACATGGCTTTTAGATGGTGGTGAGCGCGTACTTAACCCTCAACAGAACAAAGATTTGACGAATTATTTAAATAATCGTCAAAACGGGTCTAGTGAGGGCAATGTGCAAATCAGTCAGCAGATTACATTTGCTGATGGATCCGCAAGCGTCAATACACAAGGGCAAAAGCAAATTGCTGAATCTCTGAATAATGCAATGAACGATTGGGCTAGACGCGAAAGCCGCCAAGGCGGTGTCTTGTTTAATCTTGTGAGACGTTAATTACCCAAGTTTAACCACTTAAAACCAAATAAACCCACTCAGGAGAGTGGGTTTTTTAATGGGAGTACAAAAGTGAAAAGTACATTATGACTTTTCTGCTTGCTTTATTGATTGCTGTAGTTTTCTACATAAGTGCAAATTTAATTGATTTTAATCTAATTGAATATGCAACAGGTTTTGTATTTGGTTTGGCGCTCACCCTCATTTTTAAAAAACAATCTAAGAGTTCTAAAGCTGCAGAGCTACTAAACAAACATGTAAAAGAATGGGCAGTTCGTGAAAGTAGGCGGGCAGGTTTATTCGCTCCAGATCAAGATACGAAGGATCTAGAAAGTTGCAAAAAACGTTTTAAAGATAGTCCGGTAAGTATGAAAGTTGAGTGGTCAAAAAAAGATGAGTAATCGTAAATTCACTTGGTGCCAAGATTTAGAGGGTAATTCAGGTTCGCAGAGCTTTAATATTTTGTCATCTAAGTTTGGTGATGGATATGAGCAAAATGTCTCAATAGGAATCAATAACCGAGCTGGTGAATGGACTTATCAAAGAACGGCTTACAAAGCCGAAATTATGCAAATCAAAGCATTCTTTGATGATCACAAAGGAGCTGACTCGTTTCTTTGGGATTCGCCGTTAGATGGTGAGGTTCGAGTTAAAACAGGTGAATATCAACCACGCTGTTTGGGCGGTGATGTTTGGCAAATCTCAACGACATTCACCCAAGTCTTTTACCCTTAATTTAAACCCCTTTAAAGCCCCTTTTTAGGGGCTTTTTTATGCGAGTAAGAAAATGACGATTCAAACTGTTAATCTTGGTTCAGCGCCTACTGGCGCAGGCGGTGATACATTTCGTTCAACTGGCGCAAAAATGAATGAAAACTTTACTAATAATACTCATGCAGCTAGTCGTTATGTTGGGACTGCGGATGGTAATTTGCTAGAAGTTGGAGCTTTTGGTTTTGGAGGTTCTGGCAGTGTAGTTGGCAATATATCGACAGTAACGGACGCTAGAAATGCGCTTGGTAATCAATCAAAGATCTTTCGTGTTGATGGTGGTTCGGTACTACAGCTTTATTCACCTGCTTTGCATCTAAAGTCTTCTGATACACATGTAGCTGTTTCATTTGGAGCACTAAGTGGGGATGTAAAAATTATTGGATGGACAGACAGCAGCACAGATTTAACTGCTCAATATTTTCTGAGAACCTCATCAAATACAACAGTAGATGCAAACGGGTTTTTAAAGAATGCTTCACCAGTCGTTAAGCTATTTGCAGATAAAATTGAACCTAATGATGAAGCTGCTGAACAGCCGCTCTCTTTTGAGAAACCGGGTATTGGCCATTACCTTGTAAAAGGATCCTCTGGATTCGCCAAGGAGGGATGGTGGATTGAGATCCCAACAGATACCCATGGTAATAAAATCTGTGCGGTAGAATATCAAACGCTTGAAAATGGCGATCTTGAAATTAAAACATACAAGAAAAAAATGAATGAAGAGGGTGATATTGTTGCGAATCTCGATGCACCAATCGATATTCCGAACAATGCAAATGGTGAGCCGCGATGGATCGACATTCGTTTAAACAGTATTAAAAAGACAATCGTCAGAAAAATTCCACGTACTGAAAAACAACCGCGTATGGTCCAGCAAGTAAAATATGCACCGCAATTGACCTATATCACTAAATACGAAGATTTATTTGATGATGAAGGAAAAGCTGTAATTGTGGATGGCAAGAATTATAAAAAGCCAGTAACTCACATTCAAACTGATCAAAACGGTACGCCTATTTTGTCGAATCAACCGGTCATTAATGAAAATGGTGAACCAGTATTCGAATGGGTTCAGGCAGTTGATAGTGAAGGAAATCCTGTTTTTGATGATGTGCCAGTCTTAGACAAAGATGGAAATCCAATCTATGACGAGGTGACTTATGACCCTGAATAGTGATTTCCAGAAGCTGTATGTTGATGGATTAATTCATTTGTATGAATTAGATGCCAGTTCACTTGGAGCTGGCATTTTACGTTTCCACGGGCATATAGCTTTTCAAGACTGGGAGAAAATCTACTCTTCAATTGGTTCTGAAGGTTTAATTGGTGCTGATTCTGGCAGCATTGGAAAGATATTCGATGCTGGTGATCAGAAGGTATGGAACCGCAATATTATCTGGCAAGGTCAAGTATTTGAGCCAATGGCACTCGAAGTAAGTGGCCTTGAAATGAGTTCAACAGGTAAAGCTTCAGCGCCGACATTGACAATGGCAAACAATATTAACGGTATTCAACATGCTGTTTCTGCTTATTGTCTGCAATTTAAAGATTTTGCAGGTGCAAAACTTAAAGTGATTACCACACTTGCTAAATACTTAGATGCTGAAAACTTCACAGCAGGCAATCCAACTGCATCGAATGAATCAAAAGAGCAAATCTGGTACATCGAACAAAAGACATCGGAAAATGCCCAGCAGGTTACTTTTGAACTTTCAAATCCGATTGATTTTGAAGGCTTGAAAATTCCTGTACGTCAAATTACTTCTTATTGTAGTTGGGAATATCGCGGGGAAGAGTGTGGTTACACCGGGGCAGCTATGTTTACCGAGAAAGATGAGCCAACAGACAACCCTGCTTTAGATCGTTGCTCATACAGATTGTCTGGTTGTGAATGTCGATTTAGTAAAAACAAGCCTTTACCCTTTGGCGGATTCCCAGCTTCAAGCATGTTGTGAGGTCTTATGAAACTGACAGCAAAAATTAAAAAAGCAATCATGGCCCATGCTGATGCATGTTACCCGCATGAAAGCTGTGGGGTGATTGTCGAAAAGCAATATATTCCTTGTCGCAATATCGCTGAACAATCTGATCAGTTTGAAATACATCCCGAAGACTTGGCAAGTGCTGAAGATCAAGGCGAAATCTTAGCTTATGTGCACTCTCATCCAGATGGAACAACAAAAGCTTCGGAACTTGATCTGATTCAAATTGAATTACATCAAAAGCCGTGGGTAATTTGTTCATATCCGGATCTGGATTTTCAAGTTTATGAACCTTGTGGTTATCGCGCCCCCTTAGTGGGGCGTAATTATTTTCACGGTTGGCAAGATTGCTATGCACTGATTCGTGATTTTTATAGTCGTGAATTGGGCGTAGAGCTGAAGGATTTCGAGCGTAAAGATGCATGGTGGGAAGATAAAGACCATCCATCACTTTACCTTGAAAATTACGAAAAAGCAGGTTTCTTTGAAGTTGATACACCGCAGTATGGCGATATGCTTGTTTGTCGGGTTGGACGTACAGAACATCCAAATCATGCAGTTATATGGTTGGGTAATAATGGGCAGCTTAAATCGGAGCAAACTGAGCAATGCATAGGTTCAAGCTTAATTCTGCATCATCCGTATAACAGAAAGTCAGTACGCGAAATTTATGGCCAACAGTGGAAAGATCGCACGGTAAAAATCTTGAGGCATAAAGATGTTAAAAACAATTAAGTTGTACGGCATTCTAGGGCAAAAGTTTGGTCGTGAATTTAAGCTCGATGTCGCAAATACGCGTGAAGCCATGCGTGCTTTATCAGTTCAGATCGCTGGCTTCGAACACTTCATGACGCATGCCCATGAACAAGGGTTGGCTTTTGCAATTTTTCTTAAAGGTAAAGGTTCAGGCAATAAGCGTGGCAAGAAGCGCCCAGCAATTTACGATCATGAAACAAAGCGCTTAATCACTGGTGACAATATCGGTGAAGAGCAGCTTGATATGTCTACTGAAGCCGACATTATTCACATTGTCCCGCGTGTAATGGGAGCTGGTGGTAATAGTGGAGTCTTACAATTAGTTCTTGGAGTAGTTCTGATTGTTGCAGGTGTGATGACTGGCGGTACGTCTTCAGCTTACGGTGTTGCATTAATTGGCGCTGGTGCAGGCATGGCTATGGGAGGTGTTGCTTCTATGCTCATGCCGAAAGCCCAAACTACTCAAAATCAAAATCAAGACGGGAACCGAGCAAACTTTGGTTTTGGTAGTGCGGTTACAACAGCCGCTCAAGGTTATCCAGTACCGATTCTCTATGGTAGACGTGAAGTCGGCGGCTTCGTTTTAAGTGCTGGTCAATATCCAGAAGATCAGATGTAATTTTTAAGTTAGTTATAGGCGCTTTTAAGCGCCTTTTTTATTGCGTGGGATTTGATATGACAGCGATGGTAAAAGGCGCAAAAAAGGGAAACCAGCAACCAAGACAACCAGTAGTTGCACCAGACTCCGCACAATCTAAAACTTATATAAAAGAGTTGATTGGTCTAGCGGAGGGTGAGGTCGAAGGATTAGCAAACGGCTATCAATCAATTTTGCTTGAAGATACTCCGTTGCAAGATGAAAACGGCAACAAGAACTTTGAAAACGTTACTGTTAATTTTAGATCCGGAACAAACGATCAAGAATACATTGAAGGCTTCCCGGCAGTTGAAAATGAAATCCCGATTGACGTAGAGCTTAAATCATCTACACCTTGGGTGCGCTCTTTTAACAACCTAGATCTTGATGCAGTACGTTTACGTTTACGTTGGGGTCCACTACGCAACCAAGACCCAACAACGGGTGATGTTACTGGCTATACCATTGAGTACGCGGTGGACTTGCAAACTGATGGCGGAGCATGGTCAGAAGTATTAAGAGCAAAAATTTCAGATAAAACATCTGATAATTATGAGCGTCCACATCGTATTGACTTACCCAAAGCCGATTTAGGCTGGCTCGTTCGTGTTCGCCGAATTACTCCCAACTCAACATCCGAATATATCAGCGACAAAATGTATGTTAAGGCTGTCACTGAAGTTATAGACGCTAAATTACGCTATCCAAATACAGCATTAGTTTCACTGCAATACGATGCTGAAACATTCGGTGGATCAGTCGCAAAATTAGCGGTTGATTTGAAGGGTGTAAAAATCAAAGTCCCAACGAACTACAACCCTGAAACCCGCGAATATGTTGGCATGTGGGATGGTACTTTTAAACGCGCATATTCAAACAACCCAGCTTGGATTTACTATGATCTTTGCACATCTAAGCGCTACGGAATTGGTGAGCGAATTACAGATGGAATGCTTGATAAATGGTCTTTATACCGTTTAGCCCAATACTGTGATGAGTTGGTACCAGACGGGTTGGGCGGTCAAGAACCACGTTTCACATGTAACATTTATCTTCAGAGCGCTGAAGATGCTTATAGCATTCTTACAAAATTAGCTGGTGTTTTTCGAGCTATTACTTATTGGGATGGGGATAGCATTGTTTGTGATGCTGATATTCCACAAGATACCTATTTCACATATACCCGTGCAAATATTATCGGGGAGCCGGATCATAATGGTACACGTGCCCGTGATAGACATAATGCAGTAAAAGTAGCTTGGGATAACCCAGCCAATCACTATAAGACTGAATATGAATTTGTGCGTGATGAGAAAGCCATTTCTGAAATGAAACAGGTGCGCTTACTTGAACTTGATGCGTGGGGGTGCACATCGCGTGGGCAAGCACAACGAGCAGGCTTGTGGGCTTTAAAGTCTGAGCAACTTGAAACACGTACTGTGACTTTTAAAGTTGGATTAGACGGCCATATTCCTTTGCCGGGTAAAGTGATTGAATTTGCAGATCCTATTTTTGCTGGAAGAGCAAACGGTGGTCGCATTTCTGCAATTTCAGCAGATAGAAAAAGCATTACTCTTGATCGTGATGACGTTGTTGCAATAGCTGGGGACCGTCTAGTAATTAATGGTGAAAACGGGAAAGCTCAAACACGCATTGTTCAATCAATTGTAGGTAGAGTCATAACTGTTACTGTAGCTTTTGATGAAATTGCACCTCAAAACGTTTGGGTTATTGATGCTCAAGATTTGGCAACGCTTAAATTTAGGGTTTTATCAGTAGTTCAAAGTGATTCACATCAATTTACTATTACAGCGCTTGAATACAATCCGAAAAAGTTTGATGCAATCGATCATGGCGCTCATTATATCGATGTGCCAATTTCAATTGTTAATCCCAATATTCAAGAACCAGTTTCAAATATTGTTATTACAAGCGAAGATCGGGTAGATCAAGGTATTAATGTTGCCACTATGGTTGTGTCTTGGACTCAGGCAAAAGGAGCCGTTAAATACCAAGTTGAATGGCGCAAGGATGATGGGAGTTGGATTAAATTACCAATCACGGGTAATAATTCAATTGAGGTGCCGGGTATTTATGCTGGTAACTATCAAGCAAAAGTTTCAGCGGTTAATGCTTCGGATATTTCATCTTTACCGACTTATTCAGTTGTCACTAAGCTCAATGGCAAGCAAGGTTTGCCACCAGCTTTAGCATTCATCCAAGCAACAGGTATTTTGTTTGGTATGCGCCTAAATTGGGGTTTTCCGGCCACAGGTGCACTTGATGCGGCTTATACCGAGATTCAAGTATCGCCAGATGGCACAAGTAACATTGCTCAATTGGGCTTATTTGCTTATCCAACGACAATACACACTTTGCAAGGTTTGCAGCCAAATCTTACGCAATTTTATAGAGGCCGTTTGATTGATCGGATCGGAAATATTGGACCGTGGTCAAACTGGACTAGTGCAACAACATCGGCTGATGCCTCAGATATTTTAGACATTCTGGAAGGTAAAATTTCTGAAACAGAGTTAAGTCAGGATTTACAAACTAAGATCGATCATATTGAAAATATTGACGCTGAAATTGGTCCAATTAAGCAAGATATTCAAAATACGAAAGATCGGATTGCACAAGAAGTCATTGATCGACAAAACGCTATTCAACAGGCATCGGATGGCCTTTCACAGCAAATTATTGATGGTGATGAAGGTGTTCTTGAAGTTGTAGAAACGGTCAAGAAATCAAGTGATGATGGTCTTGCAGCGGCTCAAGAAAGTATTCGAGTTGTTGCTAATGATCTTTCGCTTGTTGCTGAAAAAACAGACGGTGTGTATGCACAACTGAATCCTGCATTGATTGGCTCTGAATCAGATCTAATTGGTAACGATCAAGGTTTTGCTGGCACATGGTCTGTTCAATCGGCAATGATCGAAGGAGACTTGGCACTTAGTAAGCGCATTGATACAACGGCAGTTGAGTTAAATAACTTACAAGCTTATGCACAACGAGAAGTACAAGCACGAATTGAGGGCGATAAAGTAACAGTTCAAAAGATTGATACATATATCGCAAGTAATGATAGTGCTCTTGCAACTGTACGTGAATCTGCACAGGTAGCAGTTGATCAGTCATCGGCAAATGCTGAGGCAATTGAATTAATTAATCTTGAGCTTGACGATAAAGCTTCAACGGGACAATTGACGCAAGTTAAGGCGGATATTAAGGATGTTGATGACAAAGTTAATGCCCAAACGATCAGACTTGATGGTGTCTATGCTCAAATTAACCCGCCTTTAATCGGCTCGGAATCTGAGTTAATTGGTAATGAGGGAGGTTATGCAGGTGTCTGGTCAGAACAGTCAGCACGAATTGAAAGTGATCTTGCTCAAGCAATCCGTACAGACACAGTGCAAACAGATTTGAATGGTAATAAAGCTGCTGTTCAAGAGGTCACTAAATCAGTCAATGGGCTATATGCACAAAAGTTCATTAAGCTGGATGTGAACGGAAAAATTGCGGGCTGGGGTGGTGCCAATGATGGCGTAGAGTCTCAGTTTATTTTTAACTTTGATTCTATTGCAATCGGAAACGGTAGTAATGGCACTGTTTCATATCCATTTATTTTCCGTACAACCCCTTTTACTGACCCAGTAACAGGCACAGTTTTCCCAGTGGGTGCATACCTAAAAACTGTCATTATGGATTATCAATCCGTCGATACATCTCATATTAAAGACTTGGCTGTACAGCGAGGCAAGATTGCACAATTAGCTGTTGGAAGTGCTCAGATTGATAATCTTGCAGTGACAAGAGGTAAAATTGCTGATCTTGCAGTTGATACTTTGAAGATTGCTGATAATGCCGTAACTGTTCCAGTATCAGCGTTTGCTGAAATCTCAGTGGGTGTTGATACTGAATATGTCACTATTCAGACTTTAAACGTTCCATCTGATATGGGGCATACGGTTTTAACCTTTGGTGCAGTCTTTAGTTTTACTGGCTACAGTCCGAAACAGCAAGTTTATTGCCGAGTTCTCAAAAATGATCAAGTCGTTTTTGAGGATCTAGAAGTTCACTTCATTGAACACACTTCAGTGGCATCTATTACCGATGCAAATGGCATGCACAATCATAATGGTTCTGCTGTTAGTGTTTCGGGTAATACCGGGCAAGATGGTTCGCATAGTCATAGCTACAATGTGAATGGTACGACTGGCTCGACAAATGCAGGAGGTACATTTCACAGTCACTCATTCAGCGCAAATGGAAACACAAACAGTGGTGGGTCACACAGCCATACTGTTAGTTTAAATGGCAACGTGACTATGTCTGATGGTGGTGAACATAGACATAACATTTTAGTGACTGGTAACTCGCGTAGTGCTGGAACAATTAATATTTCAAGACACGATTCAACAGGAATAGCAGGGACATTCAAATTGCAATTGAGAGTTGTTGCTGGTGGTTCCATGAATGTGTCTCAACGTTATATTCATGCAATGACGATGAGGAAGTAATGGCATATTTTGCAGTTTATGAGGTTGAAACAGGTGAAATACAGAATTTAATAGAATGCCCTGAATTTCTAGCTGAAACAATTCATCTAGAAGAGGGGCAACAATTTTTAGAAGTAGATCACCAGGTGTCAGCAAATAAATACTTGGTCAAAAATGATGAGTTAGTCTTAAGAGATTAACTCATCCAATAGTTATGAAGCACCCTAAATTGGGTGCTTTTTTTATGCCGAAATTAGGGGGCTGCATGGCAGACAATCAGCAAATTATAGATACATCGACCGCTTTGGCGGCCAGCAAGGGTGCAACATACGGGGGAAGTGTGGCAGGAGCAGTTTCGGCGTGGATCGGGTCAATCGATTTAGCATTTTGGGTCAGTATCATCATTGGTTTAGCTGGTTTTTTAATGAACTGGTATTACGCCAAAAAGAAAAATAAGCGCGATGAAATTGCACTGAAAGCTTATTTAGAAAGCTTAGAAAAGAAAGGTGACTGTAATGTCAAACAAGACTAAATATATCGCAGCATTCTTAGCAGCTTCGGCTGCTTTTTTTGTGGGCGTAAAAAATGATGAAGGGTTTACATCAAAGCCAGTGATACCCGTTAAAGGGGATCGTCCAACACAGGGCTATGGTTCAACATTCAAACCAGATGGCTCACCCGTAAAAATGACAGATCCACCAATTACACGTGCGACCGCAGATAAGTGGTTGCGTAATGATGTCGCAAAACGTGAAGTAGCATTTAAAGATTCATTGAAGGGCGTGAAATTATCACAAACTGAATATGACCTTTACTTGGATTTTTCATATCAGTACGGGGTACCAACATTCGCAAAATCATCAATGCTTAAACACTTGAAAGCTGGTCAATATAAAGCGGCTTGCGACTCATTACTTAAATATAAGTACGTTGCAAAGCGCGATTGCTCTATTCGTAAAAATGGATGCTATGGCGTCTGGACTAGACAGCTTGAAAGACATGCTAAATGTATAGGAGCGCAGTGATGTGGATTGTATTTGCTGCTAAATATTGGCGAGAAATCATTATTGTGTTTCTCGCTTTTTTATTGGCCATATCTTTGGCCGTACTCAATTACAAAACTGGTCAGCTAAAAGAAGCTGAACAAAAGTTTCAATCTCAGATCCAAGAGATTGAGCGCAAGAATTTAAAAGCACTTGCGGAAAAGCAAAATCAGATCAATAAAGTGAGCGCAGACTATGAAAAAGTCAAAGCAGAGCAAAACACCAAAGTCGAATATATTGAGCGTGAAGTGCAAAAGATCGTGGAGCGTCCTGTTTATAAGTCTGCTTGTGTTGACGCTGATGGCATGCAGCAAATCAACGATCTTATCAAAGCCGGTAATACCAGCTAATCTCATTCAGCCGTGCCCAAATTTAAATGAAATTGAGGGCACAACTGGTAAAGATTTAATGATCTGGTCAGTTGATACAGTTGCAAAATATAATGATTGCAAAGCAAGACACGGTGCGATTGTGAAGGCTCTTGAGTAAGATCCTTTATTAATGTGCAATTATTTGCTCAATAATCTGGATAATTGCACATTTTGAGCAAAATTATTCTCAACTGTATTCTCTCGAGGTTTTATCATGCAGCAATTAATGATTATGGTCACAGAAGTTGGAAAGCTTGAGCACACGTGTAATTTGCTTGCTGAGGTAAGCAAAGGCGGTAAAGTCTTAAAGGTTTTCGACTACAACGGCAATCAATTACCAATAAACATTGATGGAACCGTGACATTTAATAGACGCCGTTGGGAACTTCCCATTAAAGTAGATTTAAAATAA